TCCAGGGGCGGTTCTTCGTCTAGCCAAATCCCGTCCTGCTCAGTTCCCTCGAATGATCCTCTTCCCTGCTGGTAGGATTTCAGCCCGATGGTTGAGATGCCGCCTGACTTGTGGCGTATCTGCGCCGTATCAATCAGGTTTGGCACCCCAGCCTTCCAGGTGATTTCCTCGATAGTGTCGCCTGGGATCAACCCGGTCCCGCTCACGCGCTTAGTTACGCCGGAACCTAACACCTCACCAAACAGCTTGGCCTGCACAATATCGCGCGTGGTTTCGTTCGTTTTACCAGCAGCCCAGAATCTCACCGGCTCGTCGAAACGTCTGCCATCCCACCATGGGGCAATGTCGTCATACAAGCCGGTCAGGTGGAGCGCTGTTTCATAGCCGCCCATCCCTTCCGACTTGCCGACACGGTTCGCGCACATTGCGCAGCGCTCACGGTAATCATAACCGGCACTGAAGAACTCCAGGTGTTTCAGGTACAAACCACGTCGCAGTGGCCCTTCATCCGGGTAATACGTCCATATCTTCCGACGCGCGCGATAGGCTTGCTCAGATTCTAGCAGCGCTAGTAATTCCTGTTCTTCCGATGGCGTCAACATTAGTATTACTTATGGGCTTTTGCTTGTTGTTGGGTATAAAGCCGGGAATTTTGAGACTACGCCGCCAATTTGATTAAATTGCCATCAGAATTATTTATTTATAATGCCCAATTTCGCAGACAATGCGGCGATCCTGGCAACGCGCTCTTCTGGCGTTAATGTGGAAACCGTGACATCCGCATCCAACTGCAACTTGTCACCGTAGTCTCTGGGTGCATACTTGCTTGCACGCCAGCGATAATGCTGCGCCAACTCACGCGCCTTTGCGATGGAGCCATTCACCGTTTCATCCGCACCCAGCAACACCTGTTCGGCCTGATCATCCCAATGCCGAGCCGACATGATGCGTGACTCTCTCGCGCGCGCGGATCGTTCCGGGTCAGCAGATAGCCATTCGCTCAACTTGCTTTTGCTCACCTTCAAACTGTTTGCAATATGCGCCTGTGCCTCGCCGCTCTCAATGCGCTCACAGATAACATCAATCCCAACAGCGTCCAGCGTATCCTTGTCAGTCATTGTCTTTGCTGGTTTACGCGATGCAGCCATCACACAACCTCTGGCATCTCAACAATATGATCCAGCAGGGAGCGCTTCATATCGCCAACGGTCATGCCGTCATACATGGGCTGGCTGTCCTCATCGGAATCGAGCAGGCCAATTGCCATGTTGGATAGTCCTGCATGCACATCCTCGCGCTTTACCTCGCCGCTCTCGATCTGTTCAAGCGGGACGTGAACGCCAAGCTCTCCGATGTTGAACAGGGCGAACTTCCCCTCTGGCGTTTCTGCGTTAATCTCGGTAATCTTGAAGGCTTGCATTACTCGCCCTCTCGCATGGGCTGACCGCCAAACCCTGCATTGAAATCTTCTTCGCCGCCTGTATCGCCGTCGTTGGAGTAAATTTCCAGCGCCATCTTCAGGGCTTCTTGAATGGATTTGGCAATCTTCCCGTCCATTTGCTCTGTTTCGCCTTCCTCTGCCTGAATTGGCTCAGATGAAACAGCGATGGTGCCGTTCGGCAATACACGCAATTCAATGCAGTATCCGTCTTGATTCCCTTGATCACCCTGATCTTCTGCGACCATCTGGCCCTGCATGTTCTGATCCATGTTGTTTCCTTGGTTATTTACCATCTGACCCATCCACCGATCCCGACGAATGTGTCTATATGCCCGCGCATCATGTCTGCATTGGCGATTGCGCCCAGGTGTGCGGCCTTGACCTGTAACAACTCCTGCCTGCCTTCAATACGCACGGCTGGCTCTCCTGCTTTCATGCCGTAATAAATCCCAATCTCTGATTTTGTGTTGACTGCTACCCAAGGCAGCGGCTCCACACGGTCGAATGTCTGCGACTCGCCTGTCTGCTGGTTGATTACCGTGGTGATGGTGTGCTGTCTCTCATCGTTCGCTGTCTTGCTGGATGCGATGACATGCTGATCATTGTCGGCTACCACGGATTCAGGCAGCTTGAGCGTGCGCTTGACGGCTGGCTTGTAGACTTTTACTGGCGCGGTTGCAACCTCGACCTTCTCTTCCTTTTTCACTTCTGGCGCTGTCGTGGCTTCCACCGTTACGCCTGGCGGAATTTCAGGTGCGCGGTTGTACCATGCGATACCGTAGGCAATAGCGACAACGATTGCTCCAGTGACTACCGCAGATCCACTCAGGTAGTATTTTGTCTGGCCGTTCACTTGGTCAACTCGGTTGTGCTGACGAATCGCAATGCAGCATTCACGGCAGGCATAAGCACTACCATGACGTAGTAGAAATTGAATGGCAGATGTGGCTGCAACAGTTGCGTGCTGGCTTCCAGTGCAGCGGTTGCCGCCATGATGGTGTTAAACCAGAGCGTTTTGCTGGTATACCAGGGTTTCATGCTTCGCATCCATGCACGCCTGGGTAGTATTTACCGTCGAGCTTGCGCGTGAGTACCTGCTGTCGGTTGCCTACGCCAAGCCCGAAATGCACCCAGTTGGAGATAGTTCCGTCTTTTCTGCGGCTGTACTCGTTGATAAGTTGGTCGAACTTGATACCCGCATCGATAATCGCCATGCACACCTGTTTGGGCGGGCCGAACTCCGGACATTTGATGTCTGCGGCCAGCCCGAGCATGTGCGCAGAGTTATCAGCGCCACCTACCGCACGATTGACCATCTCAGAGCGGAATCCGCTGCTGATGTGGATCGGATGGCCGAGCACTTGTCGCACTTCCTCCAGCGCCTTTGCCGTGCGCAGAATACGCACTATCTCAATATCGCTCGGGATATTGGGCAAGGCGGTGCTGGTGGAGGTGAACTCTGAAAGGCTGAAATGCTCAGTCAACTTCAATGGATCACCTCGCTTTCGGAAGTGTGGAAATAAAAAAGCCACCCTTTCGAGGTGGCTGTGAGTTCCCGCATGCTGTGGATGGGCTTTGCGGAAGAGGGTGAAATCAGGACGAAAAAAAACCGCAATTAAGCGGTTTATTCCGGGCGCAGAAAGCCCGTCAGGTGTAACGTTACTCCTGTTTGTTTGTTTGTGCAAGCATTTTCATACAATCACACCTTTCCGCTTGAGCGTCACCATCAGCAAATCATGTGCGTCACTCAGCGCCACTTCATACGGATAACTCGCTCTCGGGAAGCGGAAAACAGCGCACACTCCATAGCATCGGTTGATTGCTGCCCGGTTGGAGGGTGGCAGGCTTTCGATACTGGCATCTATCGCTTTCATGGCATGGTTATCTATCTGGTCAAGCATGTCTTCAAACGTAGTCGATATGCCGCCCGTTGCCAGCATGGGAACCCTTGATCGAAATCCAATGTTGGGGTTGTATCCATCCATCCACGCCGCCCAGTCTCTCAGCAGATGCACCAGCTTCTGATAATCATCCTCCACGCGCCCCCCCTTATCGAGCAATGAAAAGTTTGCAGCGAGTTCCATGCTTCTTCCCCTGGTTGCAGTATTTGTGTTGTTTTCCTGCGATGAGCGTTGCCATCTCATAAGCGCAGCCTTTGCACTTGTTGTACTCGGCTTCGAACTTGACGAATGTGGACGGATCGTCGTAGCAGTGGCGCGGAAGGGTCATTTCACCACTCCCGTTTCGAACAACCATGCAATAGTTCTGACGTGAGCCATTTCCCAATTGCTGCGCTTTTCCTCTCGCGTCAACTTGCCTGAATCAATCGACGCATGGCACTGATGGCACAGCGCAGCCACAGCCCAATCGTGCGCCTTGATGCCCATACCCTTACCGTAATCGCTCCAGTTCGCATGCGCCATGACAATGGTGCCATCCGTCACCTTTCCGCAGCCCATGCAGTACGGGACGTGCTTGGCTGCGTCGATGATTTTGCGGCTACGGTAGTTCATAATTTGCTCATGGTTGTTTGCTTATCCATTTCAGTACGGTATCAACGCGCCATTCGTTACAGTTTCGTCTACCAGCCCTGTAATCTGGTTTTGGGAAAGAAGCTCTCCATACCATTTGGCGTAACGCGCCTTTTGTTATGCCTAACATTCCGGTTAAATCGCGTGCATTAAGAGCACTGTTTGGACGTGCATATGTAAGCCATTCTGGAACTATCACAACTCAACCCCCCTTTCAGCAGCAAACGCCTGTATCAGTTCCAGAAGATCTGAGAACTCGGCTTTGCTCATCTTGCTGGTGCGCTGTCCGAGAATGACAAATCCGTTTCCTTCGATGTTCGGAACAACCTTTGACTTCACCAGTCCGGCACTTAACAAGTCTTTCCATTCTTCTGGAGTCAGCTTTACACCGTGCCAGTCTGTTTGCTTGCTCAGTGCATCCAGCATCGGCCACATAGCAGCATTGGCATCAAGGCTTCTGGTTCGTTGTTTAATCTCCACTACCATGCCTTCCTGCGCCACCATGACGGCTTCCAGAGCGTTCATTCGTGCTGGATGTGGATCGGGCTGGATAATGAACGTCTGTTTCATTTCCACTCGCACCCAATACACTCGCTCCACTCGAACCGCTGGCCTTTTGCGCCATCGCCGTATGGCCGAACGTGCGCATTTCCGCCTGGTTTCCAATGCGGGCAATCCAGACTCATGCGAAACTCATATTCCATATCGAACTCATCGCTCCTGACCATTGGCTTCCATGCTGGACGGTTGTAGCAACTCGGTGTCATGCTGCGGCTTTCAACGCAAAACCTTTCCGCACATGGCAATCAGCGCAGACGTAGCGCGTGAATTTTCCAGCCCTGTTGAATCGTTTGCGCCTGCCTTGGATCGGCTTATCCAGCCTGCATGTCGCACAAAAAAATTTATCCGACATTTCCGTTCCTTTTCTTCGCCTTGTCGCGTAAATCCCAATCTTCCAGGCAGCTTGCCCAGTGCCTACACGCCTTACCCATCTCAGGAGTACCGCCGCAAGTGATGCAATCAATCTCTGGATGCTCATCTACATAGCTGCGTGCGGCTTTTAGTGACAGTTCGCGAAACTGTTCCTCTCTTTCGGATGCTTGGTCAAAAATGTCCATTTCAATCCCCGCAAAAACATTCGATTGATTCGTCTTGTCCGTCAAAAAGGCTAAACTGGTCTTTTGTGTATTGCAGCATCTGTGAATAGCTTGGCCTGTCAGATCGGAACACAGCACCGCTTGGCGCAGACGCCAACGCCAACGACTCCATTTTTGCCCACCAGCCCGCCCGTTCAGGCTTTTCTGAAATCAGGCTGACGATTTGTGAAGCGCCTTTCAGAAAACACAGGTCACAGTTCCCGTGCATGGTCTTTCCGTTCATGTTCGGAAGTTCAAGATCAAAACCCTGCATACTCCAGAATTCAGAAACGTCTTTGACCGAAACGCCAGCATCATCCAGCGGAAGAATCATGGTTGCTTTCTTGCTCTCACTGCTGCTACCTCTGGCGCGAATCTTTGCAACACGGCGCTTTTCGTCTGCCCTGATTCCTGTTGCCATGTTGTATTCATCCCATCCAATAGATTTCAGATAGTGGTGCATCGGCTTGATCTTCAATTCAACCGTACAGAATCGTGTAACTGGGTTTGGAAGATATTGCTTCTTTTCGATCAGCTTTGTGAACGGTTCTCCATTGCGGCTTGCGGTTTCAAAATTCACCACGCGCACTCGCTCAGTTTCTCTTGGCTTGCCTGGCTCTGCATGATGCTCAATCCAGACAATAGGAACATTCCATTCCTTGCTGCACCGATCCACAAACCGAAGCGTTGCCTCATCTTCCTTTCCAGTATTTGCAAAGCAAACTGCCATGTTCTCTTGCGTTTCATTAGCATCAATAAATTGTTTAAGCATGTATGCACTCGTTCTTCCGCCTGAAAAACTTATGCACGTTGGTTCTGTAATCTTGTACGGGTTCACTTGTTCTTTTCCTCCGCCATCGCTTTCAGTTCCTCGACATCCTCGCTGAACCGGATCGCATCGCCGCCATGCTCATGCAGGGAATACAGGGTGCAGCCATCCAGGTAAGCCTTCGCAATACGCCATTTGCCGCTCTCGATGGCGTATTTACTGAGTTGCTTCCAGTTCAATGCACATGCTCCCCATCATTCAGCGCGTCAGCCTTGTCTTCTTGCGCGTCTTCGGTCAGTGCTTCAACCATATCTCTGGCCACCACCGCCCAGGCTTCGATGGTCGTGTCGCAGGTGTAATCGATGTGATCCCAATAATCCGCGTCATGGTTGATCATGGCCGAGATGGGCCACATGGCACGCCAACCTTTGCGCGGCACTTTGTAAAACAGCACCGGGATGTTGCCGTTATGGGCCTGATCAACGGTCTGGCGCCACCATGCGGGGATGGTGATGGTCGCGTGGTTCTTGCACTCAATAGCCCATCCAGGTACGCCTTCAAGGTCTGAATCGCCATCGTGCTGGCGTACCTTGCGCTTGACCGTCCAGCCGGTCAGCTCGTGGATTATTCCAGCGACTGCAAGCTCTCCGCGCTGGCCTTTGGATCGGCTGAATTTTCCGCTCATGCTGCTATTTCCTTTGCCATCGCTGCATAGCTAATAACGGCTGCGGCCATATCTTCCCTTGCGGACTGTTTTGCTTCTTCAATCTCGCCAAGTTCTTCCAGCAGGTAGTGATCTGCCACAAGCATGAAATTCGTCACAAATTTAGGATCAGCCATGTCTCCCCCAATACTTCCGTTCTGCTATCCGGTACGCTGCTAACCAAAATTTCCTACTAATCCACTCTAGTAATTTACTTATCATTACTATTACTCCTGTTACTGGTTTTACTTAACTGCCCCAGAGCCGAAGGCGAAGCAGTCTTTATCCCCCATACAAGGGTTCTGCCTTTACGCCTCCAAACTCCAGGTCTGCCCCGTCGCGTCGGATTCGATTCGTCAGCCTTACGGGTAAGCGTGCTGACTTCGCCGCGCTTTTGTACTGTTTCAACCCTTATCCCCCTGGTGTACGTTCAATCATGGCTGCCAGTCTTTATCCTCCCCGGCCATGACGTATTGCGTGGCTACCCTCTGGCCGGGTACTCTCTTGCAACGCCTTGGCTCGGTGCGCTGCTCCATTGCTGCATGAATCTTCGTAGCGCCTGGCTGGACAAAAACAGCCCTGCGACCTTCTGGTGGTCGTTAAAATCGCTTCCGGCATCAGGCGGCATGAAATACGGCAAGCCTGTTGCCTTCGCAGCACGCTCTCCCGTTCCGCTAATATCGTTGTCAGCCACTACAAAGCCCTTTCCTGCGGCTTTTGCCATTGCTTCCATATTCCCGGCGCTGAAACAGATATGAATACGGCAGCGGGCCTTTAATGCGCCCATTGCTGCCTTAATGGATAGCCCTGTGGCGTAACCCTCGCACCACACATCAACACCATTTCCATCAATCAGGAATTCAGCGCCAGCGCATCGCTGCCCGAACAGAAATTTCTTGTCACCGTCACGGTTAATCAGTTGGCACCCCACTACTGAGCCTTTGACGCGCATCGGGATGACAAGCAGGTTTGTGGTTTCATCGGGGTAGTAAACCAGCCCGGATTCCTTCGGGAATCCTTTCCAGTCAAGGTAGGCGTGCTGCTCATAACGGGATTGCTTGATAATTGCTTGTGCTTTCAGTGCCGCAGACTTGCGGTTGTCTTGCAGATTCTTGTCTGCTTGCGCTCTCATGCGCGCAATGGCAGCATGATCAATGCGAATTTCGGAGTCTTTTTCTGGGAACCAGACGGATGGCTCTGTCATAGTCGCGTGGTTCTGGACGAAGGCCACATCACCAAGATGTTTGTAAGCGCCATTCTTGTTGCGTGGCTTATCCGTGGTTGCTGTTCTGCACCACCGGCCATAATCAACATGGCGAATAAGGAGTCCGTGTGCAGCAGCGAAGTCATCGAATGTCATGCCGACTTCCTTTTTGCACCAAGCGCGTAAGCCATGTTTGCGTGGCGTAAATAGTTGATTACGTCTTGACCTGGTATTCCAGCCTCTTTCTTCCATGCTGGCTCAATACCGAACTTCTCTTTGTAGAGATAAAAAGCGCGGCTTTCATTCTTCCCGAGTGACCGCAGCAGGCCGATCATTCCCCTGTAGAAATACTCTTTGTATTCACTGGTGAACTTTTCTTTCTTCGCTGCGCCTGAAATCTCGCGCATTTCTCCAGGGGCAACAATCAAGTTATTGGCGCGCTGGCGAACGTGGCCGCAATGTAGGCATGTATCAGAATTCGAAGGCCAGAAGGCGTTGCATTTAGGACACTTGGCGGCTTCCTTCTCCTTCTTGCTTGGTTCCTTCTTCGGTTTTTTGTCCACATCGCTCGAAAGCGTAGTCACACCGTTGTTGTAGAAGTCTTCCCATTCATCAGCGAAACGAAGCCAGTTGTTGCAATGGTCCTGCACGACGCATAAGGTCTTGCCTTCGTGCGAACGTGCGCCGCGCCCGATCATCTGGACATGCTGTGAAAAGCTCTTTTTGAGTGGTCGAGCGAGAATTACATGCTCAATATCTGTTTGGTCGAAGCCACGCGAAAGCATGTCAACCGAGATCAGAATGTCTATACCGGAATCAGGCCGCGCAAAATCGCGCAACACTTCCGCTTTGAATTCGTCATCAACACCACTGGCAAGCTGAATTGCATTGATCCCTGCGGCATTGAAACTTTCCACAAGCTCCGCGCCGTGAGCGATACCGCAAGAGAAGCAAATCGCCTTGCTCTTTCTGCCGAACACATCACCGGACAATTTCAGATAATCTGTAACGATATCGCCAACGATCTGGCGGCCACGGTCTTCCAGTTCATCCTTCTGCCACTCACCGGCAACAACCTTGACGCCATCCGTATTGATCTCATGCGCCACGAATACGCGGAACGGAACAAGGTTCCCCATGTTGACCAACTCAAACATTGGCGGTGCTGACACTACGTTAGTGAAGTATTTGCCGATAAGCGGGTGAAATGGCGTAGCAGTCGCACCGACGACCTTGATCCCTTTGCGTGTTTCAAGCATGTTCACAATGCTTTTGCGCATTGAAGCATGAAGCTCATCAATGAAAGCAATCTTGAAGTCAGGCCATGTTTCCATGCGCTCAAGCGTCTGGACGCTGGCGACTTGCACCATCGCTTCTGGACGAAAGCGCCAGTGCTTTGCCATGATGATGCCGTGGTCAATTCCTTCGCTGTCAAGGTGCGCCGAAAACTGATCAATCAGGTTGCGACGTTCGCAAATGAATATCGTGCGGGATTGCTTTTCAACCGCGCTTTTGACCATGTGCATCATTACAATCGACTTGCCAGCGCCGGTGCTGGCAGATAAAACTTGCCTTTCATGTCCGTCTCGGAATCCGGCGCGCAGGCCGTCAACAATTCCGTTTTGGTATGGGCGAAGTTCGATTGCCATGATCAGGCCACCGCCTTGAGTTTCTTGGCGTTCAGCGTGAGCTGCTTGCGCATACTGGCGTTTTCAGCCATGACGCGATCACGCGACTGAATCAGGCCGCGATTCATGATATGCAACTGCTCGTTTTCTTTGGTGAGGATGTTCAGGCGATCTAGCAGCGCGGCTTTTTCTTTTTCGTCACCAGTGAACATGTTGGCAGCAAGCATGTTGCGCAGCCGATCGTTATCTGCTTTCACTTCGTCGATGGCGTCCTGCATCATTTCTTCACGCATTGACGAATCGTCGTCTTGCGGCTGGATAGGATGGATTGTTGCTGTTTGCTTTTCTTCCGCCACTGGCTCCGGTACAGAGTCTTTTAATGGCTCTTGCTTCTTGCCGATATTGGCCGTATTCATCGTGGCGGTTGTGCCGTGCTTCGTGGTGTATGTCTTTTCTGCCGGTTTCTCACTTGCGGTTTCCGCAAGTGACCTGCGGATTTCATCTACTGTTGAGTGATGAACAACACAGCGTTTTGCAATCTCATTGCTGCTCCATGATTTCCATACGGAATGATTCAGCATTGTTAGAACAGCCTTGCGCTTGTCCGCATTGGTGCGGCGCAATCCGTGAGTTTCGTTCGCGCCCAGGCTGTGCAGGATGGCATCGTCCAGCGATCCGGGCGTAACGTCCTCATGTATCTGGTCAAGCCCTGCCATCTTCGCGCCAAAGTAGCGGTGGTATCCATCAGCAAGCCAGTAAGCAGAGCCATCGAAATAAAGCACAACCGGCGGCATGTTGATTCCAGCAAGATAAGCCTCTGCATACTCAGCAACGACTGCCTGATTTAACTCGGCCCTTGCCTGTGTTCGTTCGTCTATCTTGATTTTGTTTAGCTTGATCATTCCCATGTTCCCTGTGCGTGCTTTCCAGTAAGCCTATGTTTTACTTGGGGCCACCGAAGACAGTGTGTAATGCTTCATACATGGCCCGGCGTTTCTCGATTGCTTCCGTGATCGCCAGCCTCACAAACTCGGAGGATTCCATGCCTTCTGAACTCGCTACACCTGCAATCTCGCGCTTCATGTCCTGGGCGCATTTGAATGTGAATGTATCCAGCAGCTTGGATGAATCGCTCATGCGGCTTTCTTCTTCTTGGTGCTGCGCATGTAATCCCATTGCGGCTTCAAATCTGGCCTTAACTGATCGCATGTAACTACACCGCGAGACTGTTGTTCAATTGAGATACAAAGACCCTCGCCAATCTTCTGGCCAATAGAGATGGCCTTACGAAGATAGCCAATTGAGGTATTGCACCGACGGGCGAACATGAACTGTTGCTCAGTGCTTAAGGAGTTCAGATATGCAAGTAAATTTTCCATGCACAGAAGTTTACCCGTGGGTAAAGCACAAGTCAATACCTATGGGGCATTTCCTAGAGGTAAATTACATGCAAACATTAGGTATGGATAAACATGAATTCAGGCGCATTAGATTGATGCGCATTAAAGACGAACTGTGCGACGGAAAGGCCGCTACACTGGCTAACAGGATAGGTAGATCGCCATCCTATGTGTCTCGTATGCTCTATCCTGAAGGGAAAGGAGGGAAAAAACGCATAGCCGATGACATGATAGACATCATTGAAGAAGCCTTCCCCGGTTGGCTGCTTGATGACAAGGAACAGAATAAAATAAATCCATTGTCATCTTGTAATGACGGTGATATAAATGCTGTTCGCGTACCGGTATTTGATGCAGAAGGTTCAATGGGGCGCGGGAACATGCAACCCCAACACGACACCATAATAGGCTCTATGCAACTGAATCCTGAATGGGTTAGGCAGAATATCCCGACTGTTTCAAGCCCAAAAAACCTTGCTGTTATGTCAGCTTATGGGGATTCAATGCAGCCAACATTTACTGATGGAGACTTGCTCCTGGTGGATCGTGGCGTGTGTGACATAAAACTGGATGCTGTTTATGTGCTGGCGTTTAACGAAGAATTATTCATCAAACGCATCCAACGCAGGATGGATGGGTCAGTCGTAATAAAGAGCGACAATCCACTTTATGATCCGCATGTAGTAGAAAACGGTGAGCGCGAGTCTCTGTCTGTGTTAGGCCGTGTGGTGTGGTCTTGGAATGGGAAAAAGTTGTAAAGCGCAAAGCGGCAGCGCTTCTAATGTCGTCTATTAGGGGGTAATAATGAAAAAGTATATATTTGCCATTGTTGTTTTTGCATTCGCGACATCAACCGCGTTTGCATCTTGCCCGTCATGGTCTCCATATGGATGCCACCCAGTCGGAACAAAGATGCAGTGTGGTTGCGGTCAATAAGTAAATACCTTTAACACATGCCCGCTTCGGCGGGTTTTTTATTGCCTAAACATTTACCCGTGGGTATTGACATGCAATTTACCTTCGGGTAATATCTTTCCCATGCCGCAACGAAATGCGGACACAGAACAAAGCCTCCACCGGCGACCGTATCAGAACAGCGACCGGCGCTCCCAGGGTGGCCAGATCGACAGGGATCGGGGCTAGGCAGTCAGCAGTATCGAAGATTGCAACGTGTACCGGCTGGCGCTCAGTCGGTGACGGATGGACAGACATCATGGATGGCAGGAACCACCCCGTAACGGGATAACGAAAGCCCCGCGACAACTGGGAAAGACCAGCCTGATGTACTTAGCGGCATACGGTGGCTCGTTCATGGGCTTCAGGTGGCAGACCGGAAAGACGGTCACTAATTAGCCGTAGTACCAGCCAGAGGTGTACTAAAACACTGGCAGGCAGCGATGGTTTACAGGTTTTGACATCGACCTACTCCGGCCAGGCGCTGCCGATTACAAGGAGAACGACATGGATGCAATCGTAATGCCACTTGGAACCAGCCTCGAAGCTGCTGCACAGAAAGCGAAATCCGCTGGCTTCTATCTCTACCTGACGCGTTCAGGCGTGTTTGTCGCAGCACCCAAGCGCATGGCAAAGGGCTGGATCGGCATTGCTGCTTGCGTGAAGGGGGCGGAATGAGACTCTACACACTTCGCCGTCATTACGGCCTGCGCTGGAAAACCAGTCTGCCAGTGATTGACTGGCGGCTTTGGCTCGATGCCTTGCTGTTCGTGCTCGTGATTTGCTTTGCCCTGGCGCTGGTCGAGTACATCAGCGACAACGTAAAACTTGCCGACGCAAACGCCATTGCAGTACATCGCGCAGATCGTGCAGAACTCAACCTCGCGCACTGTCTTAACGGTGGCAGCCTGAATGCTGAAACCGGGATGGTGATGTGCGAGAAGGCGCTGTTTGTAAGGACAGGTGATCATGGATGAATTGTGGCAAGAACAACAGGAAGAATTAGAGCGCGATGATTCTGAATGCGCGTGGTGGGAACAAGTTGGAAAACAGGAGCAAGAAAATGGAAAAGACCACATACGAGAAGTTGGCAGCAATGAACGTAAACGAGCATGTCGAGAAGAAAGGCAAGTTCTCGTACCTGTCCTGGTCGTGGGCGGTGGATGCTCTACGGAAAGCCAGCCCAACTGCGACATGGGAAGTGATCCGTTTTAACGGCCTGCCATTCCTGAATACGGAAGTCGGGTATTTCGTTGAAGTTGCGGTTACGGTGGACGGAATCACTCTGAGCCAGATTCACCCGGTACTGGATAACAACAATCGCCCGATTCAGGCACCAAACAGTTTCCAGATCAATACCAGCATTCAACGCTGTCTGGTGAAGGCCATCGCACTGCATGGATTGGGTTTATACATCTACAGCGGAGAAGACCTGCCGGAAGATGCGGAAAGTAATGTGACGCCAATCAATCCACAGGCAGGAAAGTATTCATTGGACTTGTCGCAGCTTAACAAGGCTGCAAAAGACGGATATAAATCATTTACTTCTGCGTGGTCAAAACTTGATAAACAAACTCAAGACGGTTTGATTGCAAACCATGAAGTAGAACTCAAGCAGATCAAAGCAGCTGCTGAGTTCCAAACTGCCGAAATTTCCACGCAAGCATAGGGGAATATCATGAATCTTTACCAAATCAGCACACAGTACCAGCAAGCCTTTCTCGCGCTGGCAGACTCTGAGTTTGACGAGGAAACCATTTCCAACACGCTGGAAGGAATGGAAGGAGAGCTTGTCGAGAAGGCGCAGAACGTCATGGCCTACGCTTTGAATCTTGAGGCAGAGGCAGAAGCACTGAAAGCCATCAAGGAACGCGTGGCGGCACGCCAGAAGGCCGCAGAGAACAAGGTTAAGTGGATGAAGGACTATCTCTCGCGCAACATGGCCGCAACAGGCATTACAGAAATCAAGTCCATTGATGGATTATTCACCATCAAACTCCAGATCGGGAGGGATGAAAGCGTGGTGATTGACAATCCTGAATGGATAAGCAAATCGCTTTACAGACACATTCCTGAATCATGGGAGCCGGACAAGACTGCGATCAAGAAGGCAATCAAATCAGGAGAGGATGTACAGGGTGCACACATTGAAAAGAAAAACAGACTCGTAATCTCTTAATCGGAGGGTTAAATATGTGTGGTTATGTCTGGACGCCAGAAAGACGAAAACTTCAATCTGACATATTAAAAAAAATAAAACCGTGGGAAAAATCTACTGGCCCTAAAACAAAAGAAGGAAAGAATGTTTCTAGTCTTAACGCCTTAAAGCATGGAGAAAATTCTAAAGATTCTGATGTTCTTTTAAGCAGAAGTCGTATATCAGCCAGCTTAAAAATACCATTAGAAAAAGCACCAATCGAGTTGATTGAGTTAAAAAGAGCGCATTTATTATTAAAACGTGAACTGAAGAAACTAAAGGATTGAAATGAAAAATATACAAGAATTAAGAGATAACCTAACTGAAGTGTTTAATGGTTTGAGGGACGGATCAATATCTCCACAAGTTGCAACAGAGCTAAACAACTCTGCAGGGAAAATCATCTCAAGCATAAAGGTTGAGCTTGAGTATTACGGACTACGCAAAGAATCGCCAGAAATTGAATTCATTAAGCAAACAATGAAATGAGGGAAATCATGAACGTTTTTTCATTTACTGGCCGCATTGGAAAAGACTGTGAAAGCAAATTCACGCCATCAGGAGATGCCATAACCAGCTTCACGGCAGCGGTCAATTCTGGCTATGGCGACAAATCCATCACCACATGGGTACGCTGTTCGATGTGGGGCAAACGTGGTGAATCTGTTGCGCCATACCTGCTGAAAGGCGTAGAGGTCGCCATCAGCGGCGAATTGACCAACCGTGAATACACCGACAAGGACGGCAACAAGCGTTACAGCCTGGATGTGCGCGTGAATGATCTGACGCTGATCGGTGGCAAGAAGGATAGTGGTGCGCAAAACCAGACTCCACAACAAAAGCCCGCGCAACAAGGCGATAACTTCTCAGACTTTCAGGACGATATACCCTTCATGAACCCATACCACGGAATCCGGAGCCTGGTGGTATGACACCCGACCACAAGCACGCCATCAGCGAAATAGAGCGCGAGGCAAAGGCCATCTGGATGATGCTCGAAGGATTGAGCCATTCACAGGGCGTGGATAAACGCATGATCGAGGCGGCGAAGGATGCCATGCAGGATATGGTGGGTTGCGCAAGGATGGCGGTGAAATGAAAAAGATAGATGCCATTGTCGAAGCAATCGACCAGATGAAAGGTGAATTTACGCTGCACGATATACGGTCAATTGCTGTGCTGCATAACCATCAGAACACCAGTAAATCCGTAAGCTGCGAACTGTCTCGACTGGCTGATAGAGGCGTGATTATCAAAATCAAGCGCGTTGACTGGATCAACCACTATAGGTGTGTTGAAGGCGTAACGGCGAGGGAGTTGTACGAGGTGCTGTTCTCGCGCAAGAAGACGCGGGAAATCAGGTTAAGCGCACCCGTTTACAGCGACTATCAGTTTCTGCTCGGATCTGTGAGGATGAAGGCGGCTGAGAATAGGTTTTTTGCAGCATAACAATAAGGTAAGCGGCGCGGCTTCGCCGCGTCCGACTTGACCGCCTTGTTAGATGCCGCTTACAGCTATGGAGAAGGACAGAAAATGATTGCCGCGCTATATGTTGAAACCGATGGCGCTTACTTTGGCCTGGACGGCGTGGAGCCGTGGGACGAAGCCAAGGACGCCAGGCGCTACACCGGGCCGTGGCCAGCGGTTGCGCACCCGCCATGCCAGCGCTGGGGGAAGTTTTGGGCTGGGCAACCGCTTTGGATTGCGCGCACAGGAGAGAGAAAAATCAAAGGCGACGACGGCGGTTGTTTTGCTGCTGCAGTTGAGAGCGTGCGACGGTTTGGAGGGGTGCTGGAACACCCATGGGGCAGTCATGCTTGGCCTCATTTTGGAATAGCGGTTCCACCACGCGATGGCGGCTGGATAAAGGCAGACCCGCTAGGCGGATGGACTTGTTGTGTTGAGCAAGGGCGATATGGGCATTACGCCAGAAAACCAACGCTACTGTATGCAGTCGGGACAAACCTTCCAGAGCTTCGCTGGGGGAAAAGTGAGCCATCTTTTCCGCAGTGGGCAATTGATAAATACGGAATTGAAAAATGCAAGCGGGCCGGTGAATTGGCATTCAAAGGCGGCGGGAAAGACAACTCGCACCGCATAGGAACGCCACCAGAGTTTCGAGACTTGCTGCTGGCGATTGCCAGGAGCGCAAACAAGGTATCTAACGTGAAGGTAAGCCGCAACCAACAGCGGCCACCAAACTATGAATAAACCACAAACCCAAGCCCGCTGTTGGTTGTCGGCCTTGACCGTAAAGTTAGGCTTTTTCAAGCGGGCTATATGCCTACATGAATTTGACCTGGACGATTTGCGGGTAACGAACATTGCGCCACCAGAGAAGCCAGCAAAAGGTTACTATAAGGCATTGGAAAGATACCACATTGAGTATTACGAAAGCGACTACGTGCGAAAGCGCGTGATGTGGCCTTGCGCGAAATGCGGGAAAATTTTTTACGCACATTGCGGGCTGGATATTTATGCTCACGGCAAACCCAAACAGAGAGTGCCTAACGCAGAGTTGTGCGGCGCTGAGCTTGCGAAGCGTCCGACTCAAACGCCTGGTTAGCCGTATGAATATGAAACCACCAAGTTGGTATTGCGAAGATTGTTGCAGCTTTGATTGCGGGTGCTGGTATGTGGACGAGATAAGCAGATTGCGGCGCGTGATGTTTGACGCATGGCAAGACAGCGATTGGCTTTTGATTGCCAATGAAGTGCATGAACTATCCGGAAATTCCGGTGACTTGGAGAAAAAATGAACGGGGAAAAGATAACGGTCGAAGTCGAGGTGGAATGCAAGATGCGCTATATAACTCGCATTGACCTGACGCCGCAGGAGTTTGCCGAGTGGGACAAAAAACTTGACGGGTTTGGAAGAAGTCACCGCGATGCAGCGGAGAAACTGGCGGACACCTACATTGATTGGCGCGACGACTGGCAAGACACCACGGATATTGAGGTTCTGTCATTTGCGCCGGTAGAAGATTGTGACGGCTAACGCCGGAATTGAGCGGTGAGCGAAGCGAGTCCGCTCGAATGATGGGTTAGGGGTAAATGATGCGAGACACGAAAACAGAAGCACCAGACTTTGTGAATGAAGAAGGTGTGATGTGGTGGCATGAATCCGACCTGACGCGCTACGCATTCTCGAAGGGGTTTGCCGGAGTAAGGGTTTGGACGGTCGAGAGGCCGGACGGATACAAGACGAGGCTTTTTACCGAGGGAGAAACTATCTTGGCAGACGACCAAACGGTTGAAGGACTCGGAATCAAGATTGACTTACTGGCATTCCAGCGGAAGACCCCTAACGCAAAAAATCAGTGGCTGAGCGTTAGCGAAGTCCCGCTGGATTGACTGGTTAGCCGACTTTTTTACTACGGAGAGGGGAATTATATGATGGGTCGTGATGAAGCCGTAAGGGCAAAGGGTAGGATACAGTCCTACTACATTCCAAGACCAGATGAGGTGGCGCTTGGGAAAAAGGCAGAGCCATTTGAGCGGGCAAAAAGTGAATGGCTTAAACACGCGAGAAAGGCTATCGAAGAAACCGAACAAATGACGCTAGAGGATTTTCAAGCTGCGCAAAATCACTTCAAGATGCGGAAGCCAACAGAGTGCGGCGAGTGCGGACAAGAGTACGCACAGAAGGCGACTAACGCAGAGGTGAAAGGCGGCGGCGCATAACCGCTTGAAGAAACCAAGGGCGGTGTTTCCGCCGTCCTTTCGACCGCCGGGTTAGACCGGCATTTACTACGGAGAGACAAAAATGCAGAAGCTTCAGATTGGCACCAACCGCTTTACCGAAGTGACCGTGATGGACGAGCCTGGAGCGGGTGGCGCCTGCCATGAGTACAAGGTCGAGCCGGCCCAAGGAGTGGCATACCAAAGCGACGCACAGGACGGGCCGTTCGCTGTCGTTCATTTCCAGAATGGCCCGGTAGGCGAATCTGGCGTGAATGGCTGTCATCAAGAAGATTTGCTCGCCATCGTGATTCACCGGCTGCAATGCTTCCAGGCTGGGCCTTATGCCTGCCGCGAAAACGCGCTTGCGCTGACGAAACTGGAAGAGGCGATGCACTGGCTCAACCATCGGACAGCCAGCCGCCAAAAGCGTGGGGTCGAAGGAACCCATGAGGTCTAACGAAAAGGTAAGGGGGCCGCTTTAGCGGCTCCCGCTTGACCGCCGGGTTGGGCGGCTAACTGGAACGGAGAGAGAAATGATAACCGCACTTGATGCCATAACCGTTGTTGCTGGGAAGCTGCCAGACGAGGGCATTACATACCGCGAATTCATAACTCGCGCTGCCCACCTGCGCGGTGACTCGGATGATGTGATTGAGGAAACCATTCGCCTCTGGGAGCAGGACGGCGGGCAGGCCGATGACATCGTGAAAATTGGCGAAAATGGGACGAAGCTGAATTGACGAAGAGCCAGACGGAGACCCACACGGTGAATGTGCGGCAGAAATTCATAACCTTTGCCACGAGGTTGAGTTCAATAAGGAGCTGTTGGCGTGGGCGTATGGCAAGTTGCACGACCGGACATTTAGCAGAATGGATGATGCCCTGAACCTTGACAGAATAAAGATGTATCTCGAACACGGCGTAGCGGCCTAACGCACTAGGTCAGGAGCCTTGCGCGGCTGTTTGCGCAAGGTCGCCTGCACCGATGGGTTAGAAGGCTTTGCTACGGTCAACTGGAAAAAAGGACGAAAAATGAAACTGAACATGACGATTGACGAGGCGCTTGAGTTCGCGGACGAGTGGAGCAGAGGAATGACGCTGCACGAAGGTTCCCAGGGCTGGCGCGTGGTGTGCATGCTGCTCGCTGAAGAGGTTCGTCGGATGCGGGAAGGGCTGACGCTGATTACCTGCGAATCGATCAATGCCGAGTACATGGCGCAGAACATTCTCGACGGACTGCCGGCATACCACGACACGATGATCAAGCCTTCTAACGCCGAATTCAGCGGGCGGCCGAAGGCCGGTCCGCTGGAATGACGTGTTAGGGGACGGCGATGCGATGCACGAAATGCGGCCATGACAAGCCGGCGACCGAATACCACAAGCACGCGGCGCGGAGCACTGGCCTTGCAGCATGGTGCAAAGCGTGCTGCGCCGACAACATGCGGAAGCAGTATGAGAAGAAACGCGACGAGCGGATTGCCTACGCGACCGAACGAAACCGGGCGAACCCGAACCGCTCGGAGATTGCGCGGCGACACTCGAAGCGAACAATAGACGAACTGCATGACAGTTATGTGCGGCGGAAGATCATGCAGACGAGCCGAATACCCTACAGGGAAATACCGCAGGGACTTGTTGATGTGGTGCGCGAACTAACCAAACTGAAAAGGGCGATAAATGAAAAACTGTGACGAATTGCGGCAAGAACTGGCGCTGACTTTCGAGAAACTGAAGGCCGGCGAAATCAAACCTGGCGAGGCGGCGGAACTGGCGAACCTGGCCGGCAAGATGATTAACAGCGCAAAAGTGCAGGTGGAGTATTACGCGATGCGCAAGGAAGCGCCGACGATTGCCTTTCTTGAAGCGACGCCGTGCCTTGGAAAACTCGGGAGTGCGACATGACCGAGACGCCACCGGATGTTTTGGGCTGGCTACGCACAAGAGCAATAGCCGACGCGGCTGGCGACGGCGCAATGTTTCAAGAGGCCGCGACTCTGCTTTACGATTTCAAGATCAACGCCAAGGCGCTGCTGGTTTATTGCGACTCTACTGGCAGTGGAGATGCGATTTATTCGCTTCAGTGCCTGCGGCGGCTGGTGGAGAGAATGGAGTCCCCTAACG